AGTGTCATATCAAAGTTTAAAAAGCCTTTTGATGCAGATACTATTGCATTAAAGTCTTCTAAGAATAAGAAAAGCAAATGGTATGGTATGACCCCAGATGCTATTAAAGAAGCTTGGAAGAGTGAATCCAATAGAGCAATGAGCCTTGGTACTTGGTATCATGGGCAACGTGAGCGTGATATTTTATCATGTGAAAGTATTAGTAGGGAAGATGTTGTGGTTCCCGTATTTAAGCCAATTGAATCAGATGGTATTAAAAAAGCACCAGATCAAAAACTTGGTAATGGTGTATATCCCGAACATATGGTGTATCTTAAGAGTGCGGGGTTATGCGGACAAGCCGATAGAGTTGAGGTGGTTAATGGTAAAGTTAACATCTATGATTATAAAACAAATAAAGAAATTAAGAGCACCGGTTACACTAACTGGGAAGGAATTACTGATAAAATGCTTGATCCAGTCAATCATTTGGATGATTGTAATCTTAACCACTATTCATTGCAACTAAGCTTTTATATGTATATGATCATAAAACATAACCCAAGATTAAAACCGGGTAAGATGATTATTGAGCATATACTTTTTAAAGAAGCTGGTAAAGATGCTTATGATAATCGTGTTGTGTTATATGACCAGTTTGGTGAGCCTGTAGTAGATAAAATAATACAATATGAAGTACCATATCTAAAAACTGAGGTTATAAATATTATAAATAAGCTAAGAGATAATGGCAAAGCTTAATGAAAACATACCATCTTTTAAGTGTTTAGTTAAAGCATCTTACTTTACTAAAAATGCTGAAGATGATAATACATATCATCAGGCTTATGCCTTTGGTATTCAGTCTATTACAACTAAAATTCTTACGTTTCATATAATGACTGATTACGGAATGCTTAGATCTCGAGTACCGTTATCGGAAATATACATTAAAGAACCAGAAAACGATATACCTTTTCATATGAAGCAACTATGGGATTGCTTTTCTGAAAATGTAACAGTTACTTCATATTTGCATCTTAAAGAAAAAAAATGCCAAGTAATTCTTAAAGATAAAAGCTTTATATGGGCTACATATATGTTTACAGTAGACTGGTATGATAATCCCTATTCTGATGAACCAAGTGATTATAAATGCGGACATATACTTGTAGCAGATGATGGTTATTTATTATGTCAACCTAATAACAGAATATTTTGGAGAGATTCAAATTGGGTAACAAAAGAATTTCCAATAGAGCCTAAGCAAATTAAAGTAGATACATCTTTGCCATCCGTAGAAAGTGTATCTAATAGGTGGATTACAGAAGATACGGATAGTTTTTACTATAATTTAAATAAAGATGATAGTCAAGTTATTTGATATACAAAATAAGGTTATTGTTCCTAGTGAGCATTGCTATACCATTACAACCTTAAAAAAAATTATGGATGATTATCCTGAGGATTACCTTAAGATATATCAATACTTGTTTTATATGACATGTCCTAATCCAGATCTAAATCCTTTTTTTAATCTTGCTGAAGATGACAAAGAAGAGATTATATTAGCAGAAATAAGTGCAGAGTTTAGTCCTGAGGATGATGGTATTCCAGGTGCATTAGATCTCTGCAAAAAACTATATGAAACTCCAACTATGAGGGCGTATAATGGTATTAAGCAAATGCTTGACCGTTTAGCAAACTATATGGCCACAACAAGTATAACAGATGGGAGAGATGGTAATATTACAGCGCTTACTAACACAGCAGCAAAATTTCAGCAAATCCGTGAAGCCTACAAAGGCGCATACAAAGATCTTCAAGAAGAACAACAAGGTAGGGCTAGAGGAGGAGCCGGGCTTGCATATGACCAAATGTAATCTATCAAACTTTTTTATCTACTATTCTTGTGAAACAGAAGAGTGGATGGCTATACCTAGGGATAATTTAAGTACCTTTATGAACAGTTATTCTTTACCTAGTAAGGCTAAAGACATTGACTTACTAATAAAACTTATAGAAAATGGCAAAGCAAAACGTTGAAAAGACTGCTCCAAAAGGAGATATTAAGTTTTCTATTACCTTATCTGAAGAGCAAAAGAAAGCAAAAGAGTTAATTCTCAATGCTCCTTATAATTTCTTATTAGGTAATGCTGGTTCTGGTAAAACTTTACTTGCTGTACAGGTGGCCCTTGATATGTACTTTAAGAGAAGAGTAAACAAGATTGTTATAACAAGACCTACTATATCTACTGAAGACAACGGTTTCTTACCAGGTTCTGAGAAAGAAAAGATGGAACCTTGGCTTGTGCCTATTAAGTCTAATATGAGAAAGGTTTATGATAAACCGGATATCTTAAATAAACTTGAAGAACAGGAGGCTATAGAGCTTGTATCTCTTACCCACTTTAGAGGTAGAACTTTTGACAACTGTGTATGCATAGTGGATGAATTTCAGAATCTTACTAAAGCCCAACTGCAGATGTGTGTAGGACGTTTAGGTAAGGATTCTATTATGATCTTTACTGGTGATCCTCACCAAATAGATTTAAAGTTTAAGAATGAGTCAGCTATACATGAGGTACCTAAGTTAGAGAAATCTCACTGGGTTAATAAAGTAATTCTTTATGATAACCATCGCCATGAGGCACTTAGTGAAATATTAAAGCTTCTTAATGAATACTAATATAGAAATACCTACTTGGGAAAACGGAGAGTGGACAACTACGTCTTTTAATTCACGTGATGAGTTTAAAGACTTTGTGTTTAGTATTTTTAAAGAACCTGGGCAATATCAGTTTGATGAAACTTCTAGAATGTTTAATGAGCAGGCTAGAATATTTAATGATATAGGATTTTATTGTAAAGCTCCTCAAGGAACTAAAGATTTTATTGTTTATTGGAATGACCAAAAGAATAAATGTAGAACCGGAGTAATATATAAAAACAATGGTAATAGCTGGTATATACCACGTGATTACTACATGTGGCTAAACTTCCTACCGATATTTAATAAAGAAACACAAAAGTTTGGATTTGCTGATGTACGTGATGCTCAGTATCACATGGCTTTATATGAAGCATTAGCAGAACTAAACTATAAACATGCAGCTATATTAAAGAAACGTCAGATTGCATCTAGTTACTTTCATGCTGGTAAACTAATTAACCAGATATGGTTTGAAGAAGGGATTACTCTTAAAATGGGGGCTAGTCTTAAAGATTATATTAATGAGAAAGGTACTTGGAAATTCTTAAATGAATATGAGGCTTTCTTAAATAAACACACTGCATGGTACCGCCCAATGAACCCTAATAAGGTTATGATGTGGCAGCAGAAGATTGAAATTGTAGATCCGCTTAATAAGCGTAAATCAGAAGTAGGTCTCAAAGGTGTAATGCAAGGGATGTCATTTGAGAAAGATCCTACTAATGGAGTAGGGGGACCATGTAAGTACTTCTTCCATGAAGAAGCTGGTATTGCTCCTAAAATGGACACAACCTTTGAATATATCCGTCCTGCAATGAAGTCTGGGTTTATGACTACAGGTATGTTTGTAGCAGCAGGATCTGTGGGAGATTTATCTCAATGTGAGCCACTTAAAAAAATGATTACACGCCCGGATGCAAATGATATTTATAGTGTTGAGTCTAACTTAATAGATGAGACCGGGCAAATAGGTAGAACAGGATTATTTATTCCTGAGCAGTGGTCTATGCCACCATATATAGATGAGTTTGGTAATTCTAAAGTAGAAGATGCACTTAAGGCATTAGATGAACAATTTGCTGAGTGGAAACGTGAACTAGATCCACAAGAATACCAGCTACGTATCTCCCAGCACCCTAGAAATATCAAAGAAGCATTTGACTTTAGAACTGTATCAGTATTTCCTAGTCACCTTATTACAGCACAAACAAGACGTATTGAGGAGAAAATGTATGCTTATGAGTTTTTAGATATATATAGGGATGACAAAGGTCAGGTAGCTACTAGAGAAACTAATAAGCTACCTATATCAGAATTTCCAATAACTAAAAATACTGAGGATAAAACGGGTACATTAGTAGTATGGGAGAAACCTGTTAAAGATCCTGAGTTTGGGATGTACTATGCAAGCATTGACCCCGTGGGTGAAGGTAAGACAACTACCTCAGAATCACTATGTTCCATCTATGTATATAAAGCTTCAGTTGAAGTAACTCGCAACGATGGAGAAAAGGTTGAAACCTTTATTGAACATGATAAAATAGTAGCTGCCTGGTGTGGCCGCTTTGATGATATAGCTAAAACTCACGAGCGTCTAGAGATGATTGTTGAGTGGTATAATGCATGGACTATTGTGGAAAATAACATTAGTTTATTTATCCAACATATGATTCATCGCAAAAAACAAAGATATTTAGTACCTAGATCTCAGATTTTATTTTTAAAAGATATAGGTGCAAATGCTAATGTATTCCAAGAATATGGTTGGCGTAATACTGGTACTTTATTTAAAAGTCATATGATAAGTTATGCAATTGAGTTCTTAAGAGAAGAATTGCACCAAGAAACTGCAGATGATGGTAAAGTAGTTAAAACAACCTACGGTGTAGAACGTATTCCAGACATCATGCTGATGAAAGAGATGATGGCTTATAGAGATGGTGTAAACGTCGATAGGTTAGTTTCATTTGCTGCGCTTATAGCTTTTGCTAAAGTACAGCAAGCAAATAGGGGTTATAAAAAACGCTATGAGGAAACTGGAGCGGCAAAAAACTTGGATAACTCTAATAAATTCAGTAAATTAAATAAGAGCCCTTTTCGTCACATTGGCAATGGGGGCCATACTTTTAGTGGTATGAAATTACCAAGACAAGCATTTAAAAACTTAAGATAAGTTATGGAAATATACAATGCCATGCAGGTAAAGGCCGGGGCCAAAGTTGAGTACAACAAAATGGGTACTCTTAATCAGCCTATTCAGTTTTTACCTAAAGATAAAAAAGATAAAGACTGGGCTAACTGGAACCTAGACTGGCTAGAATGGCAAGGCTTGCGCGTAGTGCGTAGAAATGCACGTCGTTTCTTAAAGAACTATAAGCTTGCTAAAGGTATTATAGATAAAACAGACTACATTGTAGAAGAGGATAATGAGTATGCAGATCTTATTGAAACATTGACTCAAGAAGATGTAAGTGCATTAGAGCTTAAGTTCTATCCTATTATTCCTAATGTAGTTAATACGCTTGTTGCAGAATTTGCAAAACGTAATACACGTGTTACATTTAGAGGTGTTGATGAGACATCTTATAATGAAATGCTAGAGCTTAAAAGAGCTGAGTTAGAAAAAGCTATTATTGCTGATGCTGAAGAGCAAATGCGTATGACGCTATCAGAGATGGGTATTGCTGAAGATAATGAGCAATATCAACAAGCAATGGCTCCTGAAAGTATTAAGTCATTACCACAAATTGAAAGCTATTTTAGTAAGACTTATAAATCAATGGTAGAGCAATGGGCTGAGCACCAGCTTCAAGTTGATACAGAACGCTTTAAAATGGATGAGCTTGAAGAGCGTGGATTTCGCGATATGTTAATTACAGACCGCGAGTTCTGGCACTTTAAGATGATGGATGATGATTATCAAATTGAATTATGGAATCCAATATTAACTTTTTACCATAAGTCACCTGAGGTACGCTACATGTCAGATGCTAGCTGGGTAGGTAAATTTGATATGATGACGGTAGCTGATGTCATTGATGCATATGGCTGGCTTATGACTCAAGAACAACTAGAAAGTCTTGAGGCAATTTATCCAGTACGTTCTGCAGGTTATCCTATTCAAGGTTATCAAAATGATGGTAGCTACTATGATGGTACAAAGTCACATGACTGGAATACACAAATGCCATCTTTAGGATATCGTCAATATACTTCTATGTGGGATAATACTCTTGTAGGAGGTGATATTGTAAACTGGATCATGCGTGAT